CAACATGGGAAGACAGAATCGATTATAATAAACTAAAATGGATAACCGGTTACGAAAGATTAAAAGAAGAAGACAGTAGATACTTTGATTTAAACAATTATACTGAAACACTAGGACACCAGCCCCAGTTTATGTACTCTCTCTATAGAGTAAATCATCTACGTAATCAATCTAATATAAAATACGATGCAATTCTTCAGACTCGATCTGATATATTCATTACCCGTGATGCTTTAGACTCTTTAGTTGACGTTTTAAGAAAAGGTCTTATTAAAGATAATTTAATGTATAATCCTAGTGGAGTAGATTCCAAAGGAGGTTATTTATGGTGTAATGATTACTTTATGTTTGGAAGTCCTTCGGTTATGGATACATATAGTATGGCCTGGTTAAATTATTTTTTAGATAAATCATCACATTTCTATAAAAACCGTCAGGAGTTAATACTTAACCATAGATGGTCAGCAGAATTTTTACATCAAAAGGGTATTCATATACTATCTAATGGTTCTACGCATAGAACTATGTTAGTTAGAGAACCTTTTAGATTTGAACCAAAAAGCTACCATGCAGGAGCAGGATGGCACAAAAAAAATCCATCAACAGAACAGTTAACACGTTTATTAAAAGAAAAAGGAGAAGAGTACATTATGGACATTAAGTATGATGTATTAGTAAAGTACTTTTTAAACACCGATAAAGGATCAATAGAAAACACAATCATACCAGGACATAAGTATAATGTAATTGATATACCAGAATATTACGCAACATATGCTAAAGATAAAGATAATAAATAACTATGGCTAATAAGATAACTAAAATAAAAAAAGCAGAGCTAACACAAGTTCATGCTATTAAGACTGATAAAGAACATTTACTGATAGAGTTAGGAGAGATTAAACTTTTAGAATTGCAATTAGAAGAAAGATTAACAAGAGCAAAAGAAAATAAACTCCGAATTGAAAATTTTGAACTTTCATTAACCAATTCTTTAAATCAAAAATACGGAAATATTGAAATAGATTTAAAGACGGGAAATATTAGTTAAAATTCTTAGGTGGTTTAGATTCTTTTTTTCTATTTATAAATGTAATCTAACTTACTATCTTATAGAGTGGTTTGGAGGAATGAACGATATTTATATAAAAACACGACTTAAATTAACATCAACATGGCAGAAACAATAATCTCACCTGGTGTACTTGCAAGAGAAAATGACGTATCATTTATCTCCCCGGCACCCCAAGAAGTTGGAGCAGCTTTCATTGGGCCTACAACAAAGGGACCGATTGAGAATCCTACTACTGTAACATCTTTTGGGGAATATTCAAGGAAGTTCGGTAGAACATTCACTTCAGGTTCTACTAACGTAGAGTACTTTACATCCTTAGCTGTAAAAAATTATTTCGATCAAGGTGGTAACACAGCACTTATCACAAGGGTTGTATCCGGATCCGCAGGATGGACTTCAGCACAATCAACTCCTATATCAGGATCAGTAGGGCTTCCAGCAACAGAAATACTTCAATTAAAAACACTTGGTAAAGGTATACAATATAACGGTGTAACCGGATCAATAGAATATACTAGCGGCGATGAATTAAACAGCGGAGCACTTAAAAGTGGTTCAGCAGACAATATAAGATGGGAAGTTTCAAACCTTAATACTTCAAAAGGTACTTTCTCACTACTAGTAAGAAGAGGTGATGACAATCACAAAAACAAAATTATACTAGAAACGTTTAGTAATTTAAGTTTAGATCCAAACGATGATCGATATGTATCAAAACAAATCGGTGATAGTTACACATCTAAAACTTCAGACGGGACTAACACATATATACAATCAGTTGGAGAATATCCAAACCGATCTAACTATATTAGAGTATCAGACGTAAAAGTAAATACTTCAAACTATTTAGGTACAGATGGGATAACAGTTAATGAAGATGCAGCAGGATTAAGCTATTCAGCTTCTATTCCAGCAGCAGCATCTGGAGCCTTTGCAGGTGCCACCGGTACTAACGTAACAGCAACATCACTCTTCTTTGGAGATGTTTCAAACGATACAGCAGGTATACAGGGATTAATTGGAGCTGATTATAACGATGCTATAACAATCTTAGAAAATAAAGACGAATGGAGATTTAATATTATATCTGCACCAGGTCTTATACACTCATTTGCTACGAATGGTTCTACTCAAGTAGATAACCTTATATCGTTAGCGGAATCAAGAGGAGATTGTATCGCAGTAGTAGATTTAGTAGCTAAAGGAACAGCAGCAGTAACAACAGTAACATCTGAAGCATCAGAAGTAAATAGTTCTTATGCAGCAACATATTGGCCTTGGGTACAAGTAGGATCAGCAACAGGTAAAAACGTTTACGTTCCTGTATCAGTAGTAGTACCTGGAGTATATGCATTTACAGATGGAGCTCAAGCCCCATGGTTTGCACCAGCAGGACTAGTAAGAGGAGGAGTTCCTTCAGTATTACAAACAGAAAGAAAATTAACAAGATCTGAAAGAGATACTTTATATAGTGGAAACGTTAATCCTATCGCAACATTCCCAGGACAAGGAATAGCAATATTTGGACAGAAGACTTTACAAAAAGCAGCTTCATCTCTAGATAGAGTAAATGTTCGTAGATTGTTAATAGAACTTAAGAAATTCGTTAGCGATCAAGCAAACACGTTGGTATTCGATCAAAACACTATATCAACAAGAAACAGATTCTTATCTGCAGTAAATCCATTCTTAGAATCGGTAGTACAGAGACAAGGATTATATTCATTTAGAGTTGTAATGGATGATTCGAACAACACAGCAGATGTAATCGATAGAAATCAATTAATTGGACAGATATTTGTTCAACCAGCTAAAACAGCTGAATTTATTGTTCTTGACTTTACATTAGAACCAACAGGAGCAACTTTTAGCGGATAATTTTAATTTTAGATATTTATAATAAAAAAAAGACATGGCAATATTAGATACTAACGAAATAATGTTCAGAGCCTTTGAACCAAAGGTACAAAACAGGTTCTTCATGGTAATTGACGGAATAGAGTCGTTTATGATTAAGAATGTGACAGCACCTTCCTTCTCAGACGAACCGATCAAACTAGATCACATTAATTCATACAGAAAAATAAGGGGTAAAAGAGAGTGGCAAGATATGGACATGACACTATATGATCCAATCACACCATCTGGAGCTCAAGCTTGTATGGAATGGGCTAGACTATCATATGAATCAGTAACAGGAAGAGCAGGTTACTCTGATTTTTATAAGAAAGATATAACACTAAACGTTTTAGGTCCTGTAGGAGACATTGTTTCTGAATGGATTATAAAAGGAGCTATGATTACTAGCTTTGCACAAGGTAGTTTTGATTGGACAAGTTCAGAGCCAACAGAAGTTACAATGACCGTAGCCATGGATTATTGTGTACTTAATTACTAAGCACTAAGAATTTTATTGAAAATTAAAAACCTAGATTTATTTTTAGGTTTTTTTTTGTAAAATAGTTGCCTAATAAGTTAAATCTTCGTATATTTATTATTAGAACTAGTTATAACAAAATAATTTATGGAATCCAAATTTACATTACCTACTGAATCAGTAGATTTACCGTCTAGAGGGTTACTTTACCCTAAAGACTCACCCCTTTCCAGCGGAAAAATAGAAATGAAGTATATGACCGCTAAGGAAGAAGACATTCTCTCCAATGCAAACTACATTAAAGCTGGAACAGCATTAGATAGAGTATTAAAATCACTTGTCGTTGATAAAGGAGTTAACTTTAACACTTTGTTAACAGGAGATAAGAATGCTATTATGGTAGCAGCACGTATATTATCTTACGGAAAAGACTATGAATTTAAATTAGGTGAAGAAGATCATATTATTGACCTATCGCAACTAAAAGAAAAAGATATAAACTATAAATTATTAGAAGACGGTAAAAATGAATTTAAATTTACTTTACCTAAAACTGATAATAAAATTACATTTAAGTTATTAAATCAAATAGATGAGAATAACATAGAAAAAGAAGTAAAAGGAAAACAGAAAATAGATAAACAAAGTAACAGCGAAGGTTCTACAAGACTGAAATATATGATTACCTCAGTTAATGAAAATAAAGAATCAAAAGACATTAGAGATTTCGTCGATAATTACTTATTAGCATCGGATGCAAGAGCTCTTAGAGCAGAATACCAAAAAGTATCCCCAGATATTGATATGAATTACACGTACGATAATCCTGAAGGAGGAGAAGAGGAGGTAGAGATCCCGATAGGGGTTACCTTTTTTTGGCCTGACTTCAAATTATAGAAAAAATCTATTTAAGCAAATCCATGAAATAGTTTTTCATGGTAAAGGGGGTTACGACTGGCATACTGTTTATAATATGCCTATCTGGTTAAGGAGGTATACTTTTCAAGAAATAGAACAATTTTACCTTGATCAAAAAGAACAACAACAAGACGCATCCGGTAAACCACAACTTACCGTAGCTAAACCGGACATAAGACCAAATTATACCACAAAGGCTTCTAAATAATAGAAGCTTTTGCTATTTATATGAAAGTATTACTCTAAATGGCTAAAATACCCATCCAAAAGACAACACCTCCAACTAAAGAGAGAGCAAAGGAAATGAATGAGCTCAAACAAGCAGGAGCTGAATTCGTTGATGTTTTAAACCAAATGAAGGAGGCGATGAAAAAGGTTAGTGCCTCTTCACAAGATACTGTTGGTGAGATGAGGTTTATGACTGGTTTCCAAAAACAATCATTAGAATTAGCGAAGCAGATGGAGGGGATGACTACTACTGATTTAGCTAATGCAAAAAAACGAAATAGTTTTAATAAAGCTGTAAAAGAGACAGCATCTGAGATAGCTCTACAAACAGATAAAATAGCTAGTCTATCTTCAGCAATAGTAACAGCTCAAAAGAAAATAGAAAAATCTAAAAAAACCATATCCTCTGAAACAAAAAATACTTCAAGAGAGAGTAGAGATGCTCTTAAAACTGCTGAAAAATCAATAATAGTTGATGAAGACAAACTAAAAACAGCTGAAGCACAAGTAAAGGAACTTGTAAACCAGAAAGAGACATCAGAAGCACTACTAAAAGTAGCCCAAAAATTTGGTAAAACTACTCAATCTGTAGCAAGAGCAGCTAGCGTCTTTGGTGGAATCGCAGAAGTATTTGCCGGTATACCTATACTCGGCCCAGTCTTCAATGGATTTGCAAAATCCTCCCAGAAAATGGCAGAACATGTAGCAGATGGAGGCTCAGCCGCATCAGGTATGAAAGATGCATTTAAAGATATAATGAAGCTAGGTCTTACTACAATGATTGCTATGTTGTGGCAAGGAATTCAAAAGATACAAGCAGGAGCAGCTAAAATACGTAGAGAATTAGGAATGGCTGGTGAAGATGCAGCAAGAGCCTTTTCAAAAGCATCCGCAGCAGCAGCAGGAATGGGAATGCCGGTAAGCGAAGCAGCTGGAGCAGTAGTTGGATTCAATAAAGCATTACATACATCAGCAGTAGTTTCAAAAGAAACAAATAAATATATTTTAGGTATAGCTAATAGAATGGGTCTTGGAGCAGAAGCCGCTGCTAAATTATATAAAGAAGCAGCTAATTCTGGAAAAACTCTAAAAGAGATAACAGATGAAACTGTAGGATTTACTCAAAAGTTTAATAAAGCTAATAAAGTATTCTTAAGCGGAGCAGACATACTTAACGATGTTGCAAACGCTTCATCACAGACAGCATTGTCAACTAAAAAATTCCCCGGTGGTTTAAAGCTAGCAGCAGCAGAAGCAAGAAAGTTAGGTACCGATTTATCAAAATCTAAAGATGCAATGAGTGGAATGCTTGATTTTGAGCAATCCTTAACAGCGGAAATGGAAGCAGAAATGTTACTTGGTAGAAACCTTAACTTAGATAAAGCCAGATTAGCAGCATTAAATGGAGATATAGCAGGGTTTAACAGAGAAATAGCTAAACAAGGTATTACTGCTAAGTCTTTTGGAGATATGAATGTTCTTCAACAAAATGCAGTTGCAGCCGCATTAGGTAAAAATGCAGAATCTTTAGCAGCAGAATTAAAATCAAAAGAAACAAATAAAGTATTAGAAGAAGAAGCTCTTGCTAATGGTCAAAAGCATAATAATTCAAAACTTTCTGAATTAGAATTAGGAGCTCAAATTAATGAACAATCATTATTCCAAGCTACTATAGCTGAACGGATAGCCTCAGCATTTGAAAAGATGGAACTGATATTGGCAAAAAAAATTCTACCACATTTAGAAAAATTTCTCGATTGGATTACAAAAAGTGATACAAATTTAGCTTTAGTGTTAGGCACCCTGACTACAATTGGAGCAATGTCAATAGCATCACCGTTTATAACAGCCTTTAGTTGGATTGGAAAAATGGCTAGTAAGCTTTTCGGAGTAAAAAAATCTCTTGTTGATGTCACTAAGACTGCAGCTAAACAAACTAAAGTAAAACCAGGCGGAGGCGGAGGTTTTATGAGTAAAGCATGGGGAGCAACTAAAA